ATTAACGACAATTACAGCTTGGGCGCGGTTGCCAACGTGTATGCGGTTGTATTGGCTGACACTAACGGCTTAATTGATACTTATAGCATAAGCATCACGGGCGAAATTCTGTTTGTAATTACTGCCAAGCGCACCGTGTTTGGTGAGCGCCCACGCCGCAAGGTTGATGCAAAAAATTCCCGTTTGGTATATGCTGACGCTTTATTGCGTAAGGCCAAAGCAAAAGCCGCGCGGGTTGTTAAGGCAGACGGAAAAAAATTAAAGGTGAATTAATATGACGGTATCAGTAAGCCCAAAAGACCCAGCCGAGAAAGTGCCAATTTTATTTGACTATACGTTGCAACTTGCTGACGGTGAAACGCTGGCAACCGCAAGCGTAACAGTTACAACCGAGCTTGGCACAGACGCAACACCAGCCGCAATGTTATCAGGCACGGCAATTATTAACGGCGCTAAAGTGACCCAATGGCTCATTGGTGGCGTTAACGGCGTGTTATACCATTTGCGTTGCTCGGTTACGACCAGCGCTGGCGCAACCTTGGTGCTTGCCGCACTTATGCAAGTGGCAAACGCATAATGATATTCACCCAAACAATTGTTGGCACGCATTACGGCACAAAGCTTGCTAAAGCCCGTGGGCGTGTTAAGCCAATACGCCGCAACCGTGCCGCGGTTAAACAGTGCAAGCACTCAATTGAAAAAACACTAACGGCATTTTTCACCCGCATGGCAACCAACGTTGCAAAGCAATTAAGAACGCTTACCAAAATTGACGAGGCTGAAATAACCCGCATATTAGACCAGCTTGACTTGGAAGATTTTACGACCATTTTCGGCGACATAAGCGAGGCGTTAACCGCCTTGGCCTTGGATAGCTCAAGCGAAGCGCTTTTGCAAATTGGCGTTGATACCGTGGACGGTGCGGCAATGTTTGAGTTTGTAAACCGCCGCGCCGCTGAATGGGCAAAAGGCCGCGCCGCTGAAATGGTTGGCATGAAAGAGGTTAACGGCCTGTTAATTGAAAACCCCGATGCCAAATGGCGCATTGATGACAGCACGCGCGAAATGTTGCGCTCAAGCGTTACTGACGCAATTGAAAACGGCTGGTCAAATCAGCGGCTTGCCAACGAGATAAAAGACGACTATGCTTTCAGCTCAAGCCGCGCTGAAATGGTTGCACGTACAGAAACAGCGTTTGCCGATGTTAAGGGCAATATGATTGCATACCGTGACAGCGGGTTGGTTGCTGGCAAAGAATGGGTTACGGCTCACGATGACAAAGTGTCTGACGAGTGCCAAGCAAATGAGGACGCGGGCGTTATTGGCCTTGGTGATACGTTCCCAAGTGGTGCGGAAGAGCCGCCCGAACACCCAAATTGCAGGTGCGATGTTTTACCAGTATTAAACGAAGATTTTAACCAAAAGGAACAGAGCGATGAAAACGAAGACAGCAACTAAACTTTACGCAGAAATTACCAAGGTTGACGCCGCTTTGCGTTTGGTGAGCGGCTATGCCAGCACGGAAGCGCTAGACAGCCAAAACGAAATTATACGCATTGAGGCCATTTCAGGCGCGCTTGATGATTACATGAAATTTGCAAACATACGCGAAATGCATCAACCAAGTGCGGTTGGTATTGCCGAGGAAGCCAGCATTGACAGCAAGGGCTTATATTTAAGCGTTAAGGTTGTTGATGACAACGCTTGGGCAAAAGTAGTTGGCAAGGTTTACAAGGGCTTTAGTATTGGCGGGCGTGTTACTAAACGCGACCCCGATGACGATAGCATTATTACGGGCTTACGCTTAAGCGAAATTAGTTTGGTTGACAGGCCAGCAAACCCCGAAGCTTTGTTTGAGGTGTTTAAAATGGCCGATGATGAAGACGAGGCCAGCGAGCAAACAGCCGAGCTTGACGCGCCCGCCGTTGTTGTTGGTGAGAACGAAGAGCCAGCGCCGTTGGAATTTGCCAAGGGCGTTGTTGTGGACGAGGCCGAAACGCTTACCGCGGTTGACGAGCTTGCCGCAATTTTAGACAAGGGCGATATTACGCCAGCGCGCATGGTTGAAATTGCTCGCTTAGACATTGCTAACAAGGGCATGTATAACGTGCAACGCATGTCCGAGCTTTTGCAAGCCGTGGATTACTTGGCGCAAGATACCGCATGGGAAGCCGAGTATGAGCAAGACGGTTCGCAAGTGCCAGCCAAGTTGCGCGAATGGTTATTAACTGGCGTGGCAATTTTTCATGAATTGGTTGCCGAGGAAACAGCGGAATTGGTTGCCGATGGCGCGGACGCGGCTGATGACGGCGGTGTTGTTGAGCTTGCCGAGGTTGCAACCGATGTAAACAAAGCGGCGTTTGATACCATGTTGGCAAAATTTGCCGCAACTCAAGTAACCCCAAAAGCTCAAGCCGTTATTAAATCGGTTGGCATTGTTGAAGGCGAACTTTATGTTGATGTTGTGAACAAAATGGCTGACCGCATTGTTACGCTTGAGGCCATGCCAACAATCGGCAAGGCATTTGTATCAGCCTTGGCAGTAAGCAAGGCCGAGGACATAGGCGGCTTATTTGGCGCTCAAGAAGACAAAATTGAGCCAGTAAAAAAATCAGACGGCACGGTTGACGACCTTGCGACACAAATTAAAGCAATTCACAGCGGGCTTGCAAGTTAAGCCATTTTATAAACATTTTATTAACCCCCTTTCAACTTAACCTTTTATAGAATATTATTGCAACATTCCGTTAAGACGGTCTAAAATTTTGGAGACTTAATCATGAGTACAAACGCACAAGAAACACTTGCTTTGCTTAAAGTGGCACAGGCAAATCCCGACGAGCTTATCAAAGCTTTCGTTGCACCAACGGCAGGTCAACCAACGCAAGGTTTTCAAGCGTACAACCTTGAAGCCCCAGCTAAAAACTTATTCCCTGTCTTAACGCCATTGCGCAACACAATCGCGCGCGTTTCAGGTGGCTTTGCATCGCAAGCAAACTGGAAAGCATTTACAAACATTAACGTTGGCAAACAGCGTGCGGGTGTTAGTGACGGTAAACGTGGCGGCATTATCGGCGCAACTCTAGCTGAATATTTTGCGGCTTTCCGCGGTTTCGGTTTAGAAAATAGCGTTACTTTTGAAGCGCAATATGCGGCAACAAACTTTGATGACGCAAAAGCCAAAGCGGTTTCACAATTGCTTGGCGCGACAATGATACAAGAAGAGCGCTTAATTTTAGGCGGTAACACAACGCTTAATTTGGGTACAACACCAACCCCAACGGTTGTTGGTTCAAACAGTGGCGGCGCGTTAACAGCGGCAACATGGTCTGTTATTTGCGTGGCTTTGGGCTTGCAATCTTACCTTGACACGGTTGGCGTTAATAACGGTTCTATTGGGCAAGCTTTCAACGCGGCAACTGCCATTGTTGACGGTCAAATTACCCGCACCAACGCTGACGGCACAACCGACACGTTTGGCGCTGGCTCGGCTCAAAAATCAGCGGCATCAGTAGGTGCGGCAACAACTGGTTCAGCGGGTTCGCTTGCTTGTTCAGTTGCGGCGGTGAACGGCGCGGTTGGATATGCTTGGTTTGTTGGCGTTGCTGGTTCTGAAAAATTGGCGGCAGTAACACCAATCAATTCAGCATCAATCACGGTTGTTCCTGATGCTGGCGCTCAATTAGCGTCAACTTTAACTGGCGTGGATAGCTCAACATCAACGCTTGATTTTGACGGCTTGTTAACTCAAGCATTTAAATCAGGTTCAGGCGCTTACATTGCAGTTCAACCAGCGGGCGTTGCGGGTACGGGTACAGGCTTAACGTCTGACGGTGCTGGCGGTGTTACTGAATTTGAAGCTTTGTTTGCGGCTCAATGGAACAAAAACCGTTTAAGCCCGACACACATTTACATGAGTGCAACCGAGCTTGGCAACTTAACCAAGAAAATCGTTGCTAACGGTGGCGCGCCATTGTTACGCATTACGGCTGACGCGGGCAATGGTGCTGGCACAATCCAAGGCGGCGTTAAGGTTGGTTCATACCTTAACAAAGTTACTGGCGATGTAATTCCAGTTATCGTTCACCCAAACATTCCAGCAGGTACAATTCTGTTCTATACAG